ACCAAATCTAGGAGTCCACAGTTGTGGTCCCCTTACGCTCTTACGAGACGCCCGAGACCTTAATGGTCTAGACCTTTTGGAACGAGTAATTGTCCGATAGATCTTCTTTTATATCACTGATCCAAGGAACAGTAATATCTAATTCGACTCTATCGTCTTTTACTCTAGGGATGGTGAAAATCATCTGTCCTAATTGTTTAGCTGCTTTTGCAGCCTGGATCATTACTATGTCACGGTGCCTAGTATGGAAATCATCGTCAGATCCCGGAATGTTTATTTTACCAAACATTTTACGGAATATCTGCTCTGATTCACCCAACTGGTAAATCGAAAGATCAGTTCTTAAAGAAAGCCAAGTTTCTTCAGCTCGGCCATAAATTTGAACAAAGGGGATAGCCTCAATATTACTAAAGTGGCCTCCAACCTCATCTTCATTAGGAAGAGAAGTTATAAGAATAACCATATTGGTAACTAATTCACCAAGAGGTTTCTTATTCTCTGATGATATTACCGCTTCTCGGGATCTTAAAAAGGTACTGTGAATCAAATGTAAAAGCAGGGTTTTGGCATATAGTCCACTATCCGAGCCAGGCATTTGATAATCTTTACCTGTCTTAGAATTTACGTAATGGACTATTCCGTCACCTAACTTTCTTAGACCTTTAAGAAACCCAAGAATGTTGATCGATAACTCAAGTTCAGGCTGAAAAGCTCTAAACCTGGGTGTTGACCAACCGATAATATCTAGAAAATAACTTTTCAATAATGAAGATAAATCTAAGTTCCAATCTTTATTCCAAACTTCACTGGCAATAATACCAGCTGACGTGAAGGTCTCTGACCTTCTGTCAAAAAGTGCGGAGATCGGAAAGTGAGATATATTCTTATTATGGAGTCTGATTTGCTTAGCAAACTCAAATCCGTTTTTCGATGTGTGGGTTTTCTGCATACTTACATTTACACCCAACTTTTAAGAATTTTCATGTATGCCAGGGCGACTTTATCGTTAGCAATAACGATATCATCACCTAAAAGTATATAAGGACATTTTTTCCAGTTGATCTTAACTCTTTTACAAGCTAAG